CGCGGAACTTGCCACTCTCAACAAGTTTTACCACGTTCTGCATCCATACAGTGTAGTCCAACCCATCACGTATATATTCTGCTTGTATACCCACTGCTTCATTGCTGGTATACAAATCAATTGCAACACCGTCTACACTTCCAATTAGTCGATCAATATCAACATCGGCACCTAAGTTACTGTTGATTGCTAAACAAGTTTTGCTCTTGCCTTTGTTTGTTTTGAACCACTTAATCAGCTTCCACGTTTCGGCTGACATCAATGGCTCACCGCCGGTTATCCGCAGTTCCTGCAATGTTTTATGCAAGTCCGATTCCCACCATTTATGGAACGCTTCTACATACGGATTAACTTCTGCAATCTTAAACAACTGAGCACTGTTATGAGCATGCGTAAAGTGATTACGACCATCACTGATTAAATTGTTGTATGCTCCGTTTTTCTTGATGTCTTTTACCCAAGTGCTACTGAAAGCAGGATTGCAATAGCTACAAGCAAATTGGCATGTTCGGTCAAACGCAATTTCAAGTGTGCGAAGATTTATATCTTCATTGTAAGGAGTGTTGTAAGCATCATTTAGTGCCACTATAGGGTAAATTTTACTTTTGTACACACGATCGCTAATGGCATCGGTTGCCATGTCTTCGATCTTCCAGCAGTATTCACAACCTTCCGGACGTTCACCTGCTAACATTTTCTTACGGTCATCCTTCTTTTTTGCTGTGTTATGCAATGCAGCAGGATTAACCTTTAGCTCTTCTATATCAATTGCATGCGCCGGTGGATGATGACAACTTGTTGTTTGTCCCGAACCTAGCCATATAGTGGCATTGTACCATTTGGCAGCACAGAAACTAGCACTTTTGGTATCCAGTATTTGATGTTTAAAATCTAAATCATTCATTGATATATTTTGTCATAAACTGTTTGAAGCGTTCTGGAAACTCGGCTCGGACTTTGATTCGCATTTCGGTAAGGTGTTGTTGATTGTATTTACATACATTGTAACACTCTTTTAGGAAACTTGCAAGATCTTGTTGACATAAATCCCGGACAAGTTGACTAACTCTTTCTAATCGAGCTTGATTATTCTCTATCAAATCAAAACTTTCATCGATCACATGACCAAATGTTTTAAATCCTAAATTATGCATATCTCTGTAATAGCCTTGATTGGCCACTGCTATCCAAGGATGTCCCATAGCAACGGGTTTCCATATCTTTTCTGTTCTGAAACTATAAGGATAATCAAATACTGTTTCGGTTACCAAGCTAAAGTAAGTGTCGCTGTATGGTCTAGCATCAAGGTATATTTCACCCCATATTCCAGTGCCGAACAGTTTACTTTTTACATTGTTGTCACTGACAGAAAAGTCAGTATTGAATCTTTTATTTTCGTACTGCTTGTTTAGCAGTTTTATAGGCCCGTTGCTGGCGTCTAAGTTAGACCATAAAGCTGTATCAAGCAATTTGGATAGTGCTGCTATCATATACTTTCTATGATAGCGATATAGTCCATTTAAAAATAAAAACTTGTACGGTCTTTTTGTTGAATAATTGTTGTTATATGTTTGTATAGCATTGATGTTTTCATTGTAATCTAATATTTTTGGAAGAAAACTATCGTATTGCAAACACGGGTACGACTCTTCCATATCGCCGCCGCCGATCAATAATATTTTTTTATCTAATACCAATTGCGTTATGTTAAACATATTGCAATGTTTTTTTAATGTGTTAGACCCCTCCAACGGGTTGCTTAATATTATCTTAACAGTGTCATTGTTGTTTGCTACATCCTTGAGCCAAGGCATATTTAAAACAAATTGCTCTCGCCCTATTAGATATATAGCATTTGAAATTACAGCATCCTGATGTAAATTGCAAAACTTGTAATCCACATACGGGTCGATGTTGTCATGTACGTCACAATTTACATCAACTATTAGTTTACGATTGCCGATCATAGTATTCGCACTGGGTCCACCAGCTTTTCATTTCAGGAAATGTTGCTAAAAAATCTGTGTCATGCCTGCGGTCCGCTTCACTGAAGAAACGATAAAAGTCTGCTTTGTTTGTTTGCAAGTATTCCTTGTCCAACTGTTGCCCGTTGCGCATCCACGCTATGTCACGATCAAGACGGGCTATTTCGTAATCTTTAAAGCCGTGGAATCTGGTTGCTTCTGTTTCAATGTCTTGTTGCATTGAAGTTTTTAATTTGTCCAACTGTGCAACATAACTTTCTGGCAACAGTTGCAAACTTTGCCAAGTTGGTTGACGCAACACAGGAGTATCAAACCACACACGTTGATATGTGCTACTGTGTTTTTTTCTAAGATCAAGTATGCCAGCAATCAGTTTTGGCAAACTTGTGACACTTAGATTGTTCATTGTCACAATGAATGTAATGCTGTTACGGTAAGGAACTTCGGTTAGGAATTGATTTACCCTGGCCCATACCAAATCAAAGTCAAGTCCGTGACGCATGTATTCTGCTTGTTCGCCCCACCCATCTAAACTGATGTACTGCATAAAGTGTTCGATTACACCTTCTTGGCACAGTTGTTTTGTATATGCAAGATACTTTTGCCATAGTTTTTCGTCTACACTAAAGTTACTGGTCACATTCAAGTGCAAATCAGGCTTGGGATTGACCAACACATAGTCAAACACTCTATATGTGTTTTTGTCCATCAAGGGTTCGCCACCGGTCATACGGAAGTGTTCTAGTTCTGGATACAGCGTAGGCCACCATTCCCAAAACGCATCCACATAAGGATTATCTTCACGAACCGGAATAGGTTTACGTTCTCCTGCAAAGTGTTCCGGAGCATTATGCGGAGTTGATGTAGGGTAAGCGCCGTGGCGGTCTATTTCTTGTTGCCATGTGCTACTGAACTGTGGACTACAATAACTGCAAGCAAGATTACAAGCATTGTTGAAGTTTACTTCAACATAACTGGGAGTAATGTCAGCATCCCACTCGGCATTTACAATCTTGCCAAAGTCTTTGGCGGCCCATGGCTCACCAGATCTATAATGACGGTCGCTTAGTTTACCGTTGTCTTCCATTGTCCAGCAATAGCTACACTCTGCTGGCCGTGTGCCTTCTAGCATCTGTTTACGCTGTTGCTTTTTGTAATCAGTGTTGTGCAGTGCAGAGGGATTACGACCTATTGCTTCTACAGGAATACGATGCAATGGAGGATGATAACAACTGTTATTGAGTCCCGTAGTTAGGTGTAGACTGACTTGTTTCCATTTGGCCAAGCACATGCTGGGACTAACAGTGTCCAACTGTTCTTTGATCAGTTCAGCATCGCTTAAAAACTTTGATTTAAAGTCTTTGCTAACTTCGTCGCCTTTATTTTGCACTTACCATCCTTCTTGACTGCGTATTACATCAATCTCTCGTACAGCAACACCGCGGTTATGCCAGTTGCTACGGTAATGGTGTTTGAAGAATTTGCTAGTGGGTTCATCAAACCACACCATTGGCAAGTCCAACTGTGTGCCAAGTTCTTCTGCCACTTTGCTTAATACAATTTCTGGATCAGTATCTTTGACTGTGTCCCACAATTGTTCAAGTGCAGCAAAGTCTTGTACTGTACGATAGTCCCAATCTGTCAACATGGTCATGTAAGTGCCCATGCGCGAGCCTGCCATGCTCCAAACACCATGTTCCGCATCTCGGCCCACATTGTGCCATACAGTTAAGTTGTCAAGATTGCGTTTGTGTGCGCGGTCTTTGAATTCAGCCAAGGTGGGTTTTTTGCCCACATTCAAACACATCTTGACACCTTCTCTAAAGCCGGCTCTCCAGGCATGAAAAGCAGATCCATTTGGAAATGTAGTTGAATAGCAATCGTGCATGGCCCAGTACAACGGATCAAAACAAAATTCTACTTCTGTGGCTTCGCGACCATCTGTGGCTTCGTGTGTTTGCATTTCGTTGGCAAACTTTCTTGTCCAAGAACTCAATCCACCGTTGCCGTACATCAAGCCATTGACATGATTGCGTGCTCGCCAACGAAACACAGCCGATTCCCATTGTTCAGTTGGTAGTTCTAATGTTAGATTAAAGAACTCTGGATCCGGCATGTTGTCACCATCGATCAATACAAAGCGTTCTGTTTCGCTTGCGGCGGCTGCTGCTTTGTGTGCAGCATCGCTTCCTTTAACTCCGTCGACGCGTTTGGCCCACGGAACCATGTTGCGAATCTTCACCCAGAATTCTTCTTTCTGCGGCTCGTCGTATGTCAAGTAAATGCAGTCAAGGTCTGCAATATCAATCCGATTCATGTGATTTCAAACTCCATTTAATATTTGGTTGTTGCTGGTCAACAACAATACTGATGTTGCCGGGCAAACAAGGTGTTCCAGAAATACCAGGAACTAGTTTGGTAACTATTTTCTTTGGTTTTATGTGTACCAGTTTGCCATCGACCACACGCACATTTCTTGAACTGTGTTGATATGCTGTAGCGTCTATGTCTATGTAATTACCTGGCAAGTCTTCCATGCTGTAAGATAATGGTGAACCATTCTCATTGTAGTACAGTCTAAAAAATACAGCACCGGGAACTGGCACTGGTTCCGCCCATGCTTTCCAGAAATTTTCAGTAGTTTTGTTCATTGTTTAACAACACAATTCCTGCGATAATTGATCAGTCCGTATGCGGCTATAATAAACCATACAATTTCAATAATTATACTACTGATGTTGGGTTTGTAGTATAAATTAATTCCCAAAAGTATTGCAACAATCAAGTTGGCCAAGTTGTACTGCCAGCCTTTGCTGTCTATCTTGCCTGCTACATTTAGGTAATAGGTGGTTAGTAAAATAACAACGCCAATGTTGCCAACAAAGTCACTCCAGCTGTAGTCATATTCAATCATAGTAGTTCCAATTTTTGTTGTTGTAATGCACAAATCCCCACTGTACTATTGTTTGTATTCGTAACCCTGGGTTGGTATTTTCCCATATCAACTCTTTTGTCCAATCTTTAGTATGAGTGGCAACAATGCCCTGCTTCATATGAACAATAGTAGGACCGTGCCCAACTGGCAATGTCACTTGTTCTCTGCCCATTATGTCTGCAGCCATGGCATAAACAACATCGGTTGACGGCTCTTCTTCGGCAAACTTTAATAGTGTTTTAAAGTCTGCCCAATTCTCAAATATATCTCTTACCCATTGGAAAAACTCTTGAGCTGTTTTACTCAACCGCCAATACGTTATAGCATTGTACACGTCTGGCAAGTTGTTGGCATCAAACAGTTTACGATAACGACGATGTGCGCTGGGCTGGTCATAAAAGTCTCTACATCCTTGACTCACAACTACGTCACGATGTTCAAACATGGTCCACAAATGGTCTACTGGACTGGCAACAATCATGTCTGCTTCCAGTTTAATAGTTTGCCTATAAGGACTTGCTCTGAACACTTGCCAGTCATTTGCAAAGCCACCTTTGTCACCGTACGGCAACATTTCTTTTGTTAGGATAGTTATGTTGGCGTCAGGATGCCATGCTCGTATGCTTGCGGCCAACTGTTCTGCACAGGCCACATAGTCCACTGTGTCTGTGTTGATGGCTGGGATCAAATACCCACGTTCAGCAAGGATTGGCAACGATTGCTCCCAGTTGTTGTTTGCCCATGGCATGAAAGTCTTGGTTCAATATGATCCACCGTGGTTTTTTGTCAGGAGTTAAAAAGTCTACCCTGTAGGAGTCTTGTGAAAGTTGTGTCAATTTGTGTTCTGGGGTAATACTTGCCAACGTGCCGGCAATCTCGTTGACTTGTAAGGTGTGTCCGTTCAGAGTATTTAATGCAATACTAAGAGAATGATCATTCCTGTACGTGGGTGTGTTATTTTTATATAAATTTCTGTAGTGAGTCCAATTGTTGCGTATCATTTCCATTGATTCAAATAGCAGTTGCGTTTTACTACAACGACGAAACATCATAACAGTTGCCCACCACATAGGCATCCTATGACTTCCAAAATAATTTAAATCATCAAATGTTTGTAGTCCGGTGACATCAGTTGCCCAGCGGTGGCATAAAAAGTCTTGATCACTTGCTAATACTGTAGAGAGTTGATTGCTAGCAACAACATAATCTGCATCCAATACCAATGTTTGATCCCATGGACTTAATTTGTAAGCATCCATGCGATTTGTATTGTGCCATGTTACATTTGAGTTGTAATCAGAAAAGTATCTTGCACCGCCCTGTGCCGGATCAGCAAGTATTACTTTGTCAAACGAATGTCCGCCGGCAGGCTCTTCCCGGGTAACAACACAAACAGGAATATTCAAATGCCGTTGTATATTTTTGGCAGACCAGTTGGCCATTGCGACATAATCAGTATGTTCGTTATTGAACGCAAATATTAATGCACCAACAGTCATCGTTTTTTGTTTGTTTCTTCATGGTCAACTAGCCATGCGTTCATTTGTTCTTGCCATCTTTGCATTGCGATACCCCGTAGTTCTTCTGGATTGACTCTAACAGGAGTTTCGTACAAGTCCAACAGCACTGCGTCTCCAGGAGGTACAGTAGCAAGCAACACCAACAATGTTGGACCAGCAGTCCACATTCCTCCGCTGTGCGCAAACAGCATTTTGGCTTGATATTTTTCTTTGAGCAAACGACGTGCAGCCACATGGTCAAAACGAGCACGGCTAGTTTCAATTAATTGATCAGTATTCATATAGATTATTATACAGGAAAGATAGACAAAAGTAAAGGGCCCGAAGGCCCTTTTGGTAAAAAATTACAGTTTAATTAAGCAACTGATGCTGCAATAGTCGGAGTGCCCCAAGATGCACTTGTCAAGTAAGTGGCACTCGGTACAAATAACGTAACTACTGTTGCAGGTGCTGTACCAAACGATACGAATGGTGACGCAGAAGCAGTACCACCTGTGATCACGTTGTTACCGCCTGGTGCTGGATCGCCGCCTGGGTCAACCCAAGTTGTAGTCAACACCAATTGTGTGCCGCTTCCGGCTGTTTTGGCATTTATGCTAATATACTGTCCGGCATACGGAGCAGTATCAGCATATTGACGATATACTTGTGTATCGCCGGTTGTAAAATTGAACCATCCTGTGCCAGTGGCCAGTGTATTTGGTGTGCCAGTGCCGCCAACTTTAGTAGTTCCTGTATAACTTGATGCTGCGATAACTTGTGGATTTAGTGCAGCGCCGCCGGTGATATAAATATCGCCAACCAATGTAGTAGCCAAGTCATTCCATTCTGCATCACCGTCATTACCGGTTGAAGTTTTGCTTGATTCCCATTTGATGCGTCCACCTGCGTTGAAGAAATAACGTGCAGCATTGGCAGTAGCAAATGTTACAGTATGTGTAAATGTGATTGTCCAGGCTGCGTTAGCGGATCCAGTGTTTGTTGTTTTGCTTGCTGCGCCACTAAATGTGGTAGTTTGGGCACCACTTGCTGCTGCATTACCACGCTTGGCAATAAGACTAGTGATGTCTGTGTTTAGATCTGCTAAAATTGCAACAGTAGTTCCAGTTGTTGGATTTGCTCTACTTGTGATAGTGGTGCCTTGATGACTTGCCATTGAAGTAATTTTACTATTCAATGTGGCCCACTGTGTTGCTGTGATGGTTGCTGCGACCGAAACTGTGGTCAGTGCTGTTTCCCCGTATCCTGCTGTGTCTGCACCAGTTGACCAAATTCCGTTTACGTTTGCTCCGTTTGTGCTAACAAACCCATTATAGTCTGTTGCCGCGATGATACTACCTGCTGTATATGCCATTTTGTTTTTAATCCCTTTGTATTAGTTGATCAACATCAACGCGAAAACTTCTCGCTGGGTGATTTTAATCTTGTAGAATCAATTGATTTTAACAATCGCTTCTACAATGCCTTGTTCTTCTGTTAATTTATCATTTAATGAACGACCAATAACATTAAACGCTGTTGCTTCTCCGGGCTGGGCAGCTCTTGCCAATCCATTTCCGGCCGAAACAAGTCTATCTCCTTTGCGCACCAACCCCATAGTGTTGACCGGGACACGTCCTGTCATTGCAACAGCAGGGTGAGTTGTGTCGGTACCAGCAAGACTGTTCATCAGGTAAGCAGCTCGTGTACTTATGACACCAAACACTTTTTCGCTTAGTTCATCTGTAACTCGAGTGATTTCGTTGGCACCTCCAAGTTCAACAACAGTACCTGCTTCTAGTTCAGCGTCAGCTGCAAAACGTTCTGCAACGTCGGCGTACTGAGCACTAATGTTTGTGCCACTGATACTGCCAGTGGCACCATTGATTGTCATAGCAGTAGTTGGTACACCGCCTTTGTTGACATTGAATGTTATGTTGCCGTTGTTAGTTTGATTATACAGTGTTACTGCTGTTCCTGCAACCCCGATTCGGGCATCTTGATTGGAACCAACCGATAAACCGGTATTGTTCAAAACAGCAAATGTACCTGTTGTTGTTTCCGCAACGTTCTTTAACATAAAGTCGGACGGATCATACCCTTCAAGTGTTTGAGCAACACTTGCTGTACCCTGGAACAACGGAACTTGCGCACCAACCAGTGTGCTCAGTGTGATACCGGGACGTACTGTTGTGTATCCTGCAATAGTGCTAGCCGGAGTAAATGCAGCATCCTTGCTGACAATACCAACAATATTATCTTCAACAAACAATTTAATTACAACGTGTGCTACTGCCACGTTGTCAGTTATAGAATCAGCAATTGCGCCAGTTGTACCTTGTCCGGATGTAAATGCCGGCCCAACTAGCAAAAATGCACTGCCTGTCCATACTTTAAGCTGTGCATTAACTGTGTCAAACCACAAATCGCCTGTTACGTTGTTTGTAGGAGCAGTTGCTTGGGCAGTAGTAGACGAAATCGTTTTCCACTGCGCGCCGTTGTAGGCTTTCATCAAACCAAGACTACTGTCCCACCAAAGTTGACCAGTTAATGGTGCTCCTGGCGCTGTGGGGTTGGACGAATTTTCCAACAGGTGGATACAGTTTTCGTTTAAGAATTCACCGTACCCAGCGTAGTTTTTACCAACCAGTATCATTGAACTGGAAGTGTTGATTGTACCATCTGCAACTGTAGCAAAGATTGTACCGTCTGTTAAGTTAATTGTATATGCCATTTGTAGCTTACTCCGTTAATTTTATTTATGCTGCACTAAGGTTCGTTAAAGTTTGGATACGAATTGTGTAATCAATCTGTATCTGTCTGTTCAAACTCTTTTGCACTGGGTGAAAGATTACATGGGTAATCAAGCGCAGGTCTGTTGCACTGCCGTTCCATGTTTTGAGCCCTAGCTCGTCAAACACATATTCACCATTGAAATTTGTGCTGTTATCAAACGCTTGTTGTCCATTCGGCTCGCCGTAGTCCAACAAACATGTTACTAAAATATCCGTGTATACCTTGCCAGATGTATGTAATACTTGCATTTTGTTATTGGCAGTATCAGTGTTGGCAGAAGAATTATCATCTACTACTTTGGAATATGTTTCGTTGTATAAATTAGCATTTTGACCAACTGTGTTTGGCGGCAAATATGTAATAATACCTGTGGGATCTACACTTGATCCACCGTTGCCAAACGCCATTGAATATATCTGGCCGCCACCTTGAGCAGATGTTCTGTTGCTGAGTGTTTGAGCCATTGCATACGATATATTTTCGTAATGGATTGCGTTCTTTTTGTCCACTAATACTTCGCCGGTAGCAGGGACATGGATTTTAACAAATCCTTCAATTTTGGCTAGGCCTGGCTGAAATATCATGCTCGCTTCTCCACTATAACTTCCTTGGTTTTTGGGTCAAAAATACGAATATGTCCTTCAACAGAAATAGTCCCAGTTTCCTGGGGTTTTTTGGCCGGTACTGCTGGCTGTTGCGGTGTTGTATTTTGATTCATACTTTATTTACCTTGATTATTCGCCCCGTAAAAACCTTGCGGCATCTGTGTCAGTATCTTGCAATGCAACTCCGTTGCTTGGTGTTCCGGCACCGGGTGCATACCATGTGACACCACGTTGAACCAAGATAGTAATCTCGGCCCCGTCTGCTGGCGCAGTGTCAAACAACACAGTTACCGGATTTTCGTTAGTAACTGTGTATCCGGCTGTTTGCAACGTGCCGCCTACATACACTTCGATTGCTTCAATATCAACAGTACTATCAGCACCTGACACATCTATCAGCGAAGCAACAAATGATGTTGTTACACCATTGCCAAGATTTATACCCGACACCAATGGATAAGGTACGGTGGACACAATATAGTTTTGATATTGTGATTCTAATAGATTACCACGACTGATGTTGTAAACGTCTGTGTTTATGGCATGGCTGGCTGCGCCTGTTCCTGCTGTGCCGCGACGTAATCCACTTACAGTATTGGCATTGGTGTCACGAGTACGGTACATAATTCGTTCGCCATCTATAGTCAACAGTCCCCAAATATTGCTAGTTAAATTTGGTTGATTAAGTGCAGCAGCGTTGTAAACATGAATTGTATCGTCAGTGGCACTCAATGCCTGAGTCAAGTATGTTGTGGTTGCTGAAGTAATTCGATAAGTTGCTTGGACTTTGCGCATGTCTTGGAATATGCGGAATGCCATTGCTGCCGGAGCAATACTTAAAGTAAACTCGGTAATCATCACAGTATCCGTAGCCGACAATGTGTATCCACCTGCTAGTACAATTTCGTTGTTGACAATTGTGTAATCAACATTGTTGAATATCAAGCGACCGTTCAATGTGACAAACAATCGATCTGGATCTGTGTTTGTATGGTCCAAGAATAAGTTGTTGAGTGATACTGCTTGTGTTGCACTGTAATCAAATGTTCCAGCTTCGTTGATCACTATGCCAACATCAAAGTTCAAACTATCAAATGGTTCTGTCAGCGTTTGTGTGCCGCCCACCGGACCAACATACACTTGTGTCAACAAATCTTGCTGACGAGTGTCATTCCAACTTATTACGGAAATAATTTCACCAGTGACTGGCACAAGGCCACCGTACTGGTTAAACAACAGTTGGTCTCCGTTTATCACTGCTTGTGCATTGGTTGTTACACAAATTAAAATCTTTTCGCCATCTGATGGTGTTGTAGCAAATATTACAGAACGAGGCGTTTCTGTATCATACGGCTCTACCAGGTAATCAATATTAAGAATCAACGGAACATCGTTCATGTATACACGAACTTCGTTATCGGCAATCAAGGCTTGACTAAATCCCAACCGCTGCGGTAACAAATATTCACTTGTGCCGTCGGCCAAGTATTGTGCGCCAGCAGCAGTTCTAACACGACGGCCACCAACGCTGACGTAGACATTGTCTGGGTTGGTATACTCCATGTTGTAATTTACTGTGTAACTGTATTGATTGGTGACACCTGTAATATTTTGAGTAACCGGAAGTGCCCAGCTATAATCTACTGTAGCATTATCAACAGTTGTTAATCCAATGGCCCCGATCATCAAATAATCAGCTGCAGTATAAGTTTCTCCAAATGTCAACAATGTGCTTGTGGTGCCATTGCTGGCATAGGTGTAATTGATAGTTAAACTGCCATTGACAAATATAACAAACTCTTCAATCAACGAAAATTGAACAGGAACTACCAACAAGTTTCCAACTTCGTCGCCGTTGAACGAACGCTTGAGTAACTGGTTTCCGCCACCAATTTCATATAGCGACAGTGATATCACTTGACCTACATTTACATCATTGCTGGTTATTGTTATAGTTTGATTTGCCCAATTGGCTGTGTAATCTACGTTACGATACAACACCAACCCAGTTGTTTGATTTACTACAAACATTGTAGCAGGGGTTGTTTCTAATCCAGCAAAACTAAATGTTTCCTGAAGTGTTGTTACCTTGTATTTTTGTAGTTCAATGCGGAAACCATGTCCATCACGCGCCCAGTCTGCACCTGGTGTTGTGTAAACGCGCATATCCAGCGTGTCAAACTCGCTGCCGGGCACTAGTTCTTCTGGAGCATAACTTGAATATGTGTCAATATATTCTCCGCCATCTGCGTTGATGCTGGTGGCCAGCGTTCCCAAATACGGATCGTTATATGGGCTTTCGTAAATAGCATCCAATATAGTTTGATCGTAAGTGGGTTTTCCTTCCGGACCATATGTTAAATTATCAAAAGGTGTTGTGTCAAACGGTGCCAAGTCAAAGCCTGGGTATTGGTCATATCCTACTCCGAACATTTGTACGCCTGGGTATTCAACTCCGTCAATCAGCAATGGTAAACTTAATCCGGGCTCGTTGACAGTAGGAGTATAAAATCCCATTGTACGATCAACGCCGCTCAGCAAAGCAGGGCTAACTATTGTCCACTGATCTGGATCAAAGGTACTACTTTGAATTCCTGGGCTGTCATCGGCATCAGCTTGCCACACACGATTTAAATAACGCACTTGTGTGCCATTGTCGTAGTTTGCGTCAGCTTGCCATTCAACAATATCAGACGAGTATTCGTATCTGTCGTACTTGATTCTGGTAGTGACTTGGCGAACCAACTCATTGCCCATTGTTACTGCGGCAGCTGCGCCTGTACCGTTGCCACCAGTAAATGTTATTGTAGCAGTGGTTGTGTAGCTGCTGCCATAATTGTCAATTGTAACTCCGGTGACCTGGCCTGCGCCGTTGATTATAGCAGTCATTTCTGCTTGTTCAACACTGTTGCCAGTCACTGTGATTGTTGGCGCAACTGTGTAACCAGTGCCGCCGCTTGTAATAACAACGCTTTGAATACTCAATGTGTGATTGGCGTACCATTCGTCCCATGGCGTTTGTGCCCACACTGTTGAGTTGGACAATGTGTCAGCATTAAAGTTTGTATTGCTGACCGCCGTTGACTGTGTGTATGGCAACAATACTGGGCTAATAAATTCCGGAACAGTTAATGTTGAATCCCAGTATGATGGTATGTCAAAGTCGGTTACTGACCCAGGGAAAGCATCGTTGCCGTTGTAAGACAAATTAAACTCACGAATTTGTGTGTGGTAAGGTTTAACTTCTTGTATATAGTTCAACACAAAATCTTGATTGTCTTGGTTGTAAAACTGGTACGGTAACAAATTGCGGATCTTGTGATCTACATCAATCAAACTGGTTTTGATTAACCATTCGGGTGCTGCAAATTCGCTCATTATATATTCAAACACCAGTGTCAACGCACGGTTACGTTCAATCAACAATTCATCAACAAACAACTGTTCGTTAATTGCTTGAATAATCTTGCGAGTTTCAATCACCGGCTCTTGATCAAAATATTGTGCATCAAATACTTCTACGTCAAACCCAAAATTGCCAGCAGCATAATTCCATAATGACTTGCTGAATTCAATTGTGCCATCCTCTAAGCCTACACGATCCCATCCAAGATCGGTACGTTGATAAATTTCAAATTTGCCTGTTCCCAGTGCGTTGGTTACTTTAACGCTGGCACCCACTGGTGCAGTGTTTAACGTTAGTGCAGACAGTCCGGCGTAGTTTGATACTGTGGCCACAGGGTTTAGATTTTTATTATAGCCAATCAAGTACCAGTCAATGTAACTCCAGTAACGACGTGTGTCGTAGTTTTGCACACGAATCAAAGTTAACTTTCTTGATCCAAATAGTGATCCTGCAACAACGTCGTATATTGTCCAAAACCCAGAATTGGTTGAATCAGACACTACCAAATATTTGTATCCATAAGGCACAATACTTAAATTTTGATAACTCAATTCATCTAGGTTGGCAATACGCTTGTTCCACGCACCTGAGCTGGCCGACGGCTCAGGCTCTCTGCTGTTGAGTATTGTAAAGTTCTTTGTTTCGCTAACAGGATACTGTGCCACAACTGTGTTGGCTCGTCCAAGATAATTTTCCAATGCCAAGAAACGATCAACAAACATGCTTTGACGTGGGCGGAATTCAACACCATAGCGCATTGCTGGACTCAATTCAGCATCTGGCACATTGGCGCCCAACAGGTTGATACCAGAGAAACTGTCTTGTAGTTTTAAGTATAAACTATCGCTTAGGAAACTGTTGCTGCGCCCGGCAGCAATTAATTCGTATTCTTGGTGTACATTGTCGTCATTTACCAAACGATCGTATTCGATATGCAAAATTGTGTCTTGAGCACTTACCAAATCAAGCACATTGTATATTGCAACGGTGCTTGCATCCAATGGTGCAAGATATGCAATACCACTGGCACGTGGATATTCAATATAGTTGGCAATTGCAGTGGTGCTGAGTTTTTTGCCTGCTGCAGTATTGACTGTAGAAATATTTCTTACCCAGAAATAATAACGAGTAGCAAAAATATTTTCAGAATTTAATTCAGCACGAGTAGTAAAACTCAAGAAGCTCAATGGAGTTCCTGGGCCTGTATAGTTAGAAGGTGTTACATCACTTTCGATCCACTGATAAACGTCAATACGGCTGCCCGGGAATGTCTGTCCCCATCGACGGCTTGCGTAAACAATATCGTCTTGATTTGGATCAATGAAACGAACTGAGTTGGTGTCCCACCAAATTTGACCAACTCTTAAAGCACTCCACGGATTGCCAACATTATGAATCGGGCCATTGCTGTAATTTGCAGGATCCACTGCACCAATGTAATCAATGTTTTCACGGGCAACACCAAGTATCTTGCCTTGCAATGGATTGAAGAAATCCAAATAACTAGTAACTTGTGATTCTAATTTATCATACATGTAAACAGAATTCAGCAAAGCAACATCTACCACGGGTGTTTGCTGATGTTTCACTGCCCATGCTTGTTTGCGTTCAGGGTTGTCAAATATAACAACTTGACCAAAATTAGCAAATTGGCTGTCTTCTAGATCGTTACCAGGAGCGCCAACCAACAGTTTGCTTGTTACGTAACTGAGTCCTGTTCCGTAGTTGTCCAGCTCGTTGGTTTTGTTGTTGTACAATTGTTGGCCAAACACAAACTTGCCAGGGTCGGTCACTGTGTCTGTTGCACTTGGCAAATAATCAAATGTGTACGCTACGCCACTTTGTACGATTGTAGTTGAGAATATTGTGCTACGGTCATCAAAGTAAGTTGCATTGGCATCAAATGTAACTGGCTGATACATGTTGCCATTTGGCGCGCCAACAACCAAAGTTGATGCAGTTGAGTCAACAGTCAGACTAGCACCAAAGCGAGCAAATTGGCTTGGATTTGGACTTGTGATAGTTTGTGTATATGAATAGTTCACAAAGCCAATGTTGACAAACGCTGTGCCAGTAAGCCCAGGCAATACGTTCAATTTTGTTCCTGGCAATGCAGCAGCAGAGTTTATAACACTGATAGTCAATATGCCAGACACTACACGAATTATAGTTCCGCTGGCCGGTGTGCTACCAAATGTAACAATGCCAGTAGTGTTGTTGTAAGTGTAATTGACATTTATTGTTTGCAACACAGTGTCGGCGTATACCACTAGCGTATAGCTGTTGTATTTTGAATATGTTACACCAATGTCAAACGTTTTTACAAGTCCGTTGGCGGTAAAGTACACATCGTCGCTGACTGCGGCTGTGACGTTTGGAATACCAATTCCGTCATTCAACGCAGCAATTGCTGTAACTAATCCTGCTACATTGTTGTTGGGAATTGCTGGTACAGCAACTTGATAATTGTTGACGCGAATTGTATCTCCTGCTGTTAAACTTGGATTTGCAACAGGTGATGAAATTATTCCGTACACACGAGCTTGATTAACGTTGCGCTGTACTGCGCCAGTGTCATCGTTGGCATTTTGCGGTGCACCCGAATAAATGCTACAGTTTGTTGAGCATAAATCTACATCCCATCCAAATTGTGCTTGATAAATTGGCGTGTTGTCTGCTGTTTGATTAACAGTATCCCATGTGGATGTAGTTACAATTTGCTGCACTTGATTGAATATGTTGCTTTCAATTTCAACAATGTCGCCGACTGTCAATACAACAGCACTGGTCAATACAACATCGCTGCCAACTATGTTGAATCCACCGTTGATGTATTGTGCAGCATTGGTCAAGAACACATTGTTGATCAATACGCTAACAGGCGCTGCAGACCCTGACGGCAATGCAAAAGTTGTTGTGCCAGTTTCGTTTATACCAATTTGGTATCTCAACACACTACGATCGTAAACATATGTGCTGCCTGACTCCAACGTGCTAACAATGGTTGTTGGAGCACCAATTACAACTTGACGTCCGTCGGTTGAAGCAGCAACACTATAACCAAAGTTGGCGCTGCCTGCTGGACCAGCAATTTTGTCAATGTATCTGAAATATGTTTTGGCTAATGCATTGATTATAGCACCAGCAGCTGGATTGGATCCAGCTTCAAATGTAACTGTTGTTCCGGTAAATGTATAATCAATGTACGGACGCTGTACCAAGCCGTTGACTATCAATGTAAACGAGTTGGTGGTGGTTGCAGTATACAAATACTCTGCTAAATCAAAGTTACTTGTATTGTCAACGCCAGACCCAGCAGTAGTAAATGTAACAATGCCGCCAACGGTCACAGTTGATACTGTGACAACCAAATCATTTGCGGGTGATGTTCCACCACCAATGCTGGCAGCATTGATTGTAACAGTGTCGCCTATGGAATAATCCAAGCCAGGTGCAGTCAACTGCACAGCATATGTTCCGCGAGTACGGTCAACTGTGAATTTTGCTTGTGAACCTGCCCCAGATGTGGAATCTTGCGTTACGCTGTAATAAACTTGATGATCAAGCTGAGTGGCTTCGCGACGTGCAATTACAATTGTTAATCTAGATTCCGGAGCAGTAGTAAACAATACTGCATTTGCACTTAATGTATAATCAACACCTTCTATTTGTGCAGTATTGTTAACAACAACTACCATTTGACCTGGTTGTGTGTAATCAACAATAATATTGTCTGAAAATGCATATTGCTGAGTTGTGCCATCTGATGTGTATGTAACTGACTGCGGTGCTGAGTCAGCACGCCCGTATGCATAAACTGCATTTTCGGCAGGTGCTCCAACATAAACAATACGTTCGTCTTTGCTTATTGCAACTGATGTGCCAAAACTTCCTGCACTAGCAGCATAGTCCGGTGCAACCAACAATTGAGGCTGTGTAAACGCGCCCGAAGCAGACCGGTTGATAATTGATGCATACCCAACACCGCCGAAGCTGAGACTTGCTCCTGCCACTGCCCAAGTTTTATTACCAAAATCAATATTGTTTCCGTAACCCAACGTTCCGGGTGCAGTTAAGAACAACAAACTATCTTCAACGTATTCCCCAGCAGTGCCGCGCTGGTAAGGATATACTGCACCTGTTGCTGTGCTGGTCGAGTCATTGTAATAAGCAGGTGCGCCTACTAGTGCAGCAAGATTGTCATATGTTTGTGCAACACTTGTACCGTAACCAGTATTTTCTACAGGCAGATTCTGTGTTAAAGAATAGTTGTCAGCAAAGACATCTTGTTTCTCTAACACTTCCCATAACCCAGTGCCGTTGTTGTCAACCCAGGCCAGTGCGCCAGGCATCATGTCATCAGCGTATGATAATGAAGCAATGTCACTTGCTTGCGACACACGCATTGTGTCAAGATAAAACGCTAACCCAGACCCGGTTGCAGTGGTTTGATTGGTGTTGGGGAATGAATACGCTACTGTCAATGTAGTCGGTGTTGGTGTTGTTAGCACACGGAATACTCCGTTGACTGACTCGTTGAAGAAACGCACAATCAACAAATTGCCGCGCGTTAAATTGTGTATTGCTGAGAATGCAAATAAACTTGTTCCGTCTAGATTATCACTGACACGAGTAATTTTTCCAGGTGTTTGTGTTGCACGGTATACATTCCAGTCAACACTATTTGTTTTGGCTACCCAAATGCGTGTTCCTGCGCCAATGTTGTTGAGCTCTGCTGCAATAGAACTTGGATCGTCTAATGAAAATACTGTGATATCAACATCATCAATGTTTACATAACCTGCACTGGGCAAAGCTGTGTCCGTGATAGTAGATGTTGTTGTGGGAAGAACATTGGTTGATGTTAATTTGTAGCTTTGGTTCCATACATCATTCAAGTATACAGTTTGATTTGCTACACTTGTTTCACCAACATCAACAACTTGAATTGTTGATGGATCACTTTGTAACAACGCTTCGTTCAGTTGCAATTCAAAATAGCTACGGTTTGCATTGGCTCCGTATGTGCCACGGCGGATAGCCCAGTTTTCGTAGATCTGATAATCAGCAACTTCCTTGCCAAGGTTTGCACCTGTGAATATTTCAGCAGCAAGCGTTGTGCCTTTGGTGCCAATGAATTGTTGATATAGATTAACTTGGCTTGTGTCGTCAAGATTCAACGCAACCATATAGTCCCGTGGCTGGAATCCAATCAATCCAAAACTTAATAAATCAGTATCACGCTCTAAGTTGGTTGTTTGTGTATTGTAACTATTGGCCAGTTGGTCTGCTTTGTTGGCAATGTTGGGCAATAGGCCTTTTTGTATTTTTGTGTAATCGCTCTTGACCCAGTCAGAGTAAACAAATTCTCTCTTTGGTTGCACAATTGTCTGTGCTGACCAGTAATTGTTTTTAAAGTTTACAATTTCGCCTTTGGCGTACTTGCGATTTGATACCCAGTTTTGAACATTGTCCTGATTAAGAATAAAGCCCTGGGCATTCAATGTTCCTTCCCACTCAGTGGTGGTCATTGCCACCACATTGATACGATTTTGTCTCGCAGCAGTTGTTGGGTTATAAATTAAATCGTTAAAGATACTGACATTGTCAAGAATTACAAGATTTTCATAACTTGTGTAACGCAAGTTGGCATACGCAATTGCTTGGCCATTGGTGCTGGTAACACTAAATCTATTTTCTAAACGTTCAATAGTTAAATTTCTAGCATCAAACGGCAAGCGGTTTTGATCCAACATTATATTTTCAATGTTTTGCATCATGACATTGTCAATTACTGCACCTGGTTTTTCAGCAATCAATTGATTTGCTGCAGGGTTTAAATTGATTAAACTATTAAGTCCCCATCCTTGGTTGGCCCAGTATAAAAATTCTCTTGCCATTTGTTGCCAGTCGAGCGGATATCCATTTTCTCTGTCTTCGCCGAAAATCAATCCTTGAGTGGTCAAGTATTGCCCGTAACTTAACAAAAAGTCAACCAATGACGATTGATTTGTGAATACAAATCCGTACGGCACTTGCACAACATCTGTTGAGTACTGTTTTGGTACACGAACCACACTGCCACCTGCTGAAACTGTTTGCAATTGACCATTGGCACGGCTGGCCAATATATTAAAATATGCGTCAGTGGTGCTGTATCCAAGCACAGCATATCCGTTTTCAACTGCTTGCACAATAACAGCGCTGTACGCAATTGAACTAAACGGCACGTTCTTGTACAACATCAAGTTGTAACTTTCGTCTGGCAATAACAAACTAGAATTTTGACTGTCAGGGCTAGAACGCTCGGTATATACTTTGAGATATTGCTTGTCTGTAAAACTGGCTGTTCTCCAGCATAGGCGCACATCAAGACTTGCCAACGCATCTTCTAACGCGTCAGTTGAATTGATACCCAACTGTTGATTGTAATCAACTATCCAGTTGATATAACTTGCTTTGCTAACAGGAGTCACTGTCCCATTGGTCGAAACATTGCCGCCATAAACTTGAACACCATTGGCATCCAATCTATAACGTCCGTTGTATAGATATTGGCCAAGGTCGGTGTCGTATTTGTAAAGGTCGCGGTCAGCAAACAAGCTGAAGAATTCTGCAGGACGTGTCAGTGCCAATAACCGCATAACTGCAAATGGATAGCTACTGCTTGTCCACCATGCAGCTTCAGCGGGGCCGCCATCGCCTACTATCCAGCTCTTACGGAAAGCATTGGGATTGTATGATCCAACTACGCTTTGCAGTGGTGACAGCAATGCACCTTCAGAGCCAGAAGGAATAAAATATGTTGACAAGTTTGGACGCTTGTATTTTTCAATCACATAAGGTGCCAGTGGGTCAGCCACATACCCAGCTTGAATGTCATCCCACAATATCAAGTTATCACTTGTGTAAGGAACAGGGCCATACCGGTTGGCCCACCATGTAGGCTGTTGACTGAACCCAAGCATTTCCCACGGTGTAGTAGATGGACTCAATGTATCATAAAAGTCTCTGTAAATTCCTCGCCATGCTCCGAGCAATGGCTCATTTTTTTGTTTGTCGCCTGCTTGGTCGTAGTTGTATGTGAACTCGTTACTACTGATATATTGTTGAGTTTTAAAGTCAATCTTGTTTTGGCCAATCCAGGTTAAGAAACTTTCACTGAGTATATTTGTAATTTCAGCAGCAGTGTAATCTGTTGTTCTGAAGTATCCGGGTATTACATTATCTGCAACAAGTGGCACTGGATTGTTTTGAGTTTTTAAGTTGTTAAACACTCTACGTTCAAATTCCAACAACACATCGTCGCGCAGGTCACCAAATGCAGCAGTGATACTGCCGTCGTGTCCACGAATTACGTTTGTAGGATTAACATAGTTTGTATCCAAAAACATTTCAGGCTTGTAAGCTCCGTACAATCCCAGCTTGGTAGGTGTATTGGGAACAAAACTTCCGGTGGTGGTGGTGTACTCGCGAATTGTAACTATGTCTCCAACCGCTAGTGTTGCAGAAACATTGATACGTGGTCCATCTGTGGCCACTGTGTAATTGTAGTTTAATGTCAGCAAGTTACCATTTAGATAAACCAACACACCTAAAAAGTTAGCAGATGTAAACGTATATGTTTGAACAGTATCAAACACACCTGTGGTGATTGGAGTAACAGTGTGATTTACTTCTGTATAAACACTTCCGCTTGGAATCATGTCGCTGTAGAAGAAACTGTTTACAGTTGATTTGCCCAGACTCATATCTGTAATAATAGAATCAAGAATCTGGCTTGTTGTGTATGTGCCCCATTCACTTAGAATAGAATTTTCTAACATTCTATTTTTAAATTTATTATATTCTCTATCGTTAAACTCTAATGATTTAAATATATTATACTCAGGTTCTCTCATAAAAAAGCCAGCCAGCGTTGCTGGAGAACTTTGTTGTAATATTGTTGTGCCATATTGGCTGATATTACCCAAGTCACGAGTATTGTTGGAACCGTTTATTTTACCTGAAAAATCTATTAGATTTTCTGCAATACTTTCGTAATGTGTTCGTACTGTGCCAAGTGTAAACGAACTACTATTTGCGTTGAACGGATTATTTTCTAAGTTAACAGGAACTTTGTAGAATCCTGTTTTGCTGACTTGATTGCTCAGTGCTTGCACTTCAATTACTGAGCCGGGAAGATAAATTTTATCAAGCGTAATTACAGTTGTGGCAGCATTTCTTGTAACTGTGTAATCGCCTGGCAATACAAATTCATTTGCCACATACAATAAAATTGGAGGAACTACTGTGTTTTCAGAAACAACAATGTCCAATTGTAAAGACCGGCCGTCATATGTGAATTGGAACTGCTGACGAATTTGACTTGGTGCAACTGCAACTTCCCAACCAATGTTGCGCGAATACAAAACACGGTCTGCATACTGGTATACAAAACCAGCACTGACATTGCCAACAACACCAGATGTACCAGTTACATAGTTAAATGTATCAACGTATAAGTTGTTATCAAACACAATATCGCCAATGTTGGCAAGACTCAAATAACGAATCGGAAATGCCAACACAGGGTCTGCTGTTCCTGTGCCTGTTGCATAGCTGAATAGTTTACTGCCAACAAAAGTAGAACTAGGGTATGTTGTTTGGTTGCTAAAACTTACACCAGCAGAATCAAACACATCGAACAAAGGTGCTTGGTTGGCAGAAGTTTTTTCTTGTGCCAATATCCAATCAACACCATCAAAGTAATAACTTAGGCCTTGTTGTTTTAGCCCATTTAATGCAACTACAGTTTGATCAATTAGCACTGCAGAATCAAATGCCGGCGTTAAATTTATAATAGGCTGGTTAATCAATGGATTAACTGTGTCAGGTTCAATGAATTCTACATTGTATATTTTATTACGAACTTGTAAATCCAAGTCATTGGCAAAAATAATGCGGCTACCAGTGATAAGTGTATAACCGTCGGTGCTATAACCGATTGAGCCGTTGATATCACTGAATGCATCGGTTGAATTAAAATCAACAATGTTAACTGGTTGTTTACCTTGTGTTCCAAATCCAAATAATTTTGTTCCGGTGTTGAACTCTAAAATCGGACGCTTGCCTCTAAATTCATTGTTCAATACTGCTACAGTATTGTTGTACGCAGCACTGGCATTGATAACTTCAATATGGAACCAACGGTTAGACCGTGTCCATGCATTTAAATCAGCACTGGCACGATTGATTGTTATGTAGTCCGGAATTTCCGGAGCATTGTCTGTGGCATCAAAATTGCCAATGTCGTAGCCAGTACTATCGTAAGGAACACTGGCACTTTGTGTATATGTTTCGGGAGTGATGAAATCAGCAACTGGCAATAATTTAATTGCAGTTCCTACACCGTCAACGTAGTATTGCTGATTTTCGTAACTGGCAGGAAATGTTGTGCCACGGAATTGTATTTTCAACCCGTTAGTAAAAATTACCCCCGTTGGACTGGTATATGTTGGTTGCCCAATAACATCGTCAATAAAGATTGTGTCAGCTTGGTCTTGGTCAATAATACGTAACTGTCCAAAAATCTCTGGGTCAGTTCCGTCTTGGTAATACAACACATCTTTGATTGCTGTCAACAAAGGAATCTGTTCAAACACACCATTGGCATTTTTATACCAATCAGTGTTTGAATACTCAGTTCCAAATGCTATGTTAAATTTGTCCAAATTATCAACAAGTAATACATTGTTCAATTTGATGTATTGCTGGCCACCTGTGGTAGTAACATATTCAATTTTCCATACACTATAACGTTGTGATTGAGTTAACGGTGTTGCTTGTGCGAACGGAATACTGTCAAAAGATCCAACACCACCTGCGCCGCCGGTGTTGATTAACGGATCAAATTGTGTGGCCAGATCCCATCCGCCTTGGTCAGCACTAGCATTGCTAACAAATGCAACAGTTCGGCCATCTAAGTTAGTTATACCATCAATACCACTTGGATTTTGTGTAAAGAATTCTGTCAAGAATTGATTGTTTATTTGTTCAAATTTTAAATTAGTTATTAAATCAACTGAGCCAATGCTGGGCAGCGAATAATAAAAACTTTGTGCAGTTGATTGCGGAACATTAAATGTGACTGATCCAAGATCTTCGCCGTTGTTGGTTACCCCCAGTACATCTCTGCTGCTGATGTTTGGCGACCACGGTAATGTTCCGGCGGTGCCTGGCTCTGCTTGAATCCAGAAACCAGGGCCATTGCCAGGCGTTCCGTCTACAATTGCAAATGTTCCTTGCATATTGAATTGTGATTCGCTGGCGTAGTATAAATTATCTGGTGCATCCTGCGGCACAGTAAATGTAATATTTCCAGTTTGTGAACCATTGCGAGTTACGCCTGTGTTGTATTGATTACCTGTGCCTTGACTTGGCGCTGTCTTGATCCAAAAAGGTGATGCTACATCAAGATTTAAATTAAAAATATAAGTGTTGCCGCGTACTAATGTTAGTGCTGGGTTTGGTGCATAATCAATTACATATGCAGATATGCCAGTTGATGTGACACGGAAATTTACTGATTCTTTTTTATTCTGTGCTACATTAAATGTATAATTGCCGCCACGAACAAGAGTGATTGCAGGATTGTTCGTGGTATAATTAGAGAAAGTATATACGCCATTTTCTCTTGTGACGGTATAATTGGCGGTTAGCGGAACAGCAGTGGCGCCAACATTGACAGACAACGGGCCTGCAGGTAACCAATAATATTGACTAAAGTTTACAAACTTGTCAAAGTTGACTTGTGGATTCCATGTATAGTATTCACTGGTGTAAAGGCGACTGCTGTTGTTGGTGAACGCACCTTGAGTTGCCAGCGCATCATTGATGCCAGGATATGTAATGGCATCTTCAACAGTGTCACTATCGGTCTTTAACATAACAACACCGGGTTCTAACTGATAGTTGGTACGAGCAGTTGTGGGTTCCACTACATATCGACTGTCGGCATTGACTCCTGGTCCAACGCGGCGGCCAACAAACCCTTGTGTCTTTTTAAACTGGGGTTCCTGAACCAGTTGATCTAAGGTAGCAGCTAAAAACTGTTTGTTTGTAGATGTTTGAAATATTTCAGGTAAGAAATCTACCGTTCTCACTTTTGCCATTAAATTACTCCGCTGCCTGGGGCAGTTCTAAGGTTGGTACTTGTTAATGCTTCAATAACTTGAATGTCAACCACTGTGGCAGCGTTGACAAATATCTCGTTGGGAGCTGATCTAATTTCATATAGATCACCAAAACTCTTTTGTGGATTTAGCGGTACCAGCACAACAGAACTCACAATGTCGCCCATCTGTTGGTGCAAGTACGCTGACAGTTCTGAGAAGTAAAATACATCACCAAAATCCCAATTTTCAATTGCAAAATACGCATCTAAGTTGGCCACTACAGTGCTCTTAATTTCACTAATAGATGCAGTTGAATTGCTGGCACGAATAACTTTTATAGTTGCTCGTAATTGTTCAGCAGCCTTGGCACCAAACAACGGTTTAAAATTTACAGGATTAACAATCATGTTGTCAGAAATCATTTTATAATCTTGTAATCCTGCATACTCTGTACTTAGCGCATCAATTGTTGGGGGTGTTGGCTCTACTACTGTGTTGGTAGAGTCTTGAATATAATTTCTATAAGCAGTGTAATAGGCCTGCGTTACAACATACAAATCAATGATGTTTGTTGAGCCTGGGTCAATGCGATTGGTCAATGCACTATTGTGACGATACTGGTAGTATAAATCTTGGCGGCCAACGCGGGTTTGATATTCTGTTGTTGTTACTAATACTGTTGTACCGAAGGTAGTCAAACTTAAAATATAAAATAGTTTGTCTGTATAAGCATAAAACACTTGTCCAACAATGTATTGAGCTTTTTCTAATGTGATGTCATTGAATGTTGCGTACTGGCCATTGACAGTGCCTGGCGCAACCAATACAAAACGTTCAAGACTATCAAAGTCTATAATCTTCTGAAAAAATACCAATTTGGTAGTTGCGGCCACATCCGGAGCAACAATTTCGTTAAAGAAATCTGGATTATCTGGCACTCCATCGGCATCTTTGTCTTGCCAAGACACCAACACCTGGTAATCATCAACATAACCATCTGGTTGCACTGGTTGTGCAATAATACGCATTGTGATGTCACTATCAAGCGGCAGGTTTGAGTCAGGGCGACTGTTTGTTTTCAACACTCTCACAAAGTCACGAATAACTGTTCCTGTGCGACTGTCGTACACTTGCTCGTCGCCGTAGAAGAAAAAGCGTGTTTCAAGAACGCTGCCAAAGTAATAGTTCAGTGCTCGTGTTGTTACTGTATATGATTCACCGTCTGTTGCAAACTGTACAACCCAACTGGCATCAAGATTTGCGCCAGAAGTGTCTTGTGCATAGTCTTGACTCCAAGTAGCGTTTGCTGCAAGATTAGATGCAGTAATTACATACCAAGTGTTGGTTAAGTTGTTGTAGCCTAGACCAAAATTGCGGTACAGTTCAATTTGTGTCAGTGCAGTTTGTTTGACAGTTGTTCCTAGATCAGTTACAAATAACGGAATAACTTCGACACATTGTGCATTTGTAGGAACATAGTTGTTGAGAACTACAGGACCAAGACCGCTGGTAAAGTTGCCAATGCCTTGATTGGTTCCATCAAGATATACCGCGGTAGCAGAAGCCCATATGGTTAATTTTTCGTCTGCCCTTGTGGGAGTTCCCAGCACTAATCTATTGTTGGCGTCAAAATAATAGCCAGTTGGAGATTTAAATTTAATCAAACTTCCGAGCTGGACATATTGCATGTTGCCGCTGGAATACGTGCCCACTGACACAGGAAGTCCAGCAGCGTTTTTAAAATAACCAGTTGTTTCATTGGCCAATGTTGTACTTTGATTCCAGCTAACTGACAGTGATGTCAATAACGGTCTTGGAAAATTTGCATAATAAAATTGTACAGCAGCGTCTGTTGCTATCAACGGCTCAACTCGATTAGAAAGTGCATCACTTATATCATTGGTTGTCAACCAACTGAACAAAAATGTTGGCAACTCGTTTGATTCATACAGCGCGCCATCGCTACCAAATGTATTGGTGGAACTGTATTTGCCTGTGTTGTCAACCAGGTCAAGGTAACGACTGGTGCCTATTGATGCACGGTTGAGTGCTTTGGATTTGATAATTGAATTGTAAGCAGTAAACGGAAAGTTATTGTAATCTTCTCCGTTGACCATACGGTTCTGTGTATAGTATCGGGCAGGGGCACGTTGCTTGATTTCATCAATGGTTTCACGAGCAAGTGCATTGCTCACCGGCTCTGTTATGCCACACGTAACTGTCAGTGTTTCTAACTGGCCGGTACGGCTAACATAGCTGATACTTAGAATTACATTTTGCATTTCTTCTGGATTGATAATATACTGCAACCCATTTGATGCTCGCACATAGGACCGGAAAAATCCCACAGGGATTTCAGAAAATACACCGTCGCCAAAATTCAATGTGATTTGATCATTTGCTCTACTGGCAACTGAATATATAGGACGCAACGATTCTTGTTGCTCTGCCGCGGCTGTATAAACGCTTTCAACATAATCCCATTCGCGGGCAATATTTCCAACATTGTCTAATTGATACAACCAACGATCTGTATTGTTGACACCTTCAATGTTGACGTTGACTGCACGGTTGGCAATGCGTTCGGCTAAATTAAAATCTTGATTTTGCAGTACGCCTTGTTTAAAGTAAAAGAAGAATCCAGTATCAGCAGACGCAAAACCCAATTGGTCGTTGCGGAACAGCATGCCAAACTGTCCATTTGGCTGTGGACTTGGTTCGTAAACATATTCTACACCAGCAGGCAATCCGGTGGCAGTGGCACTTACAGCTTCGAACGGCATGTTTACGCCATCAATAACTGCACTGAATGGAATCACAGGAAGGAATCCCGGAACCAAGTTGACTGTGTATTCATCTGTGCGAATACCTTGGAGTGTTGTCCTGTTACCTGGACGACCCACACGTTGTGTGTTTATCAACGCAGAATTTATAATGGCATTGAATTGTTCTTGCCAGTCAAAGTTTGTGGGATCGGCCCAATTGACAGTGATGTTGGCCAAGTTGATGCCGTTGTAGTCAATTACATTTTCTGTTGTTTGTATTGAAAATACTTTGAGATATCCGTTTGCTTCAGTGTTGCGTTTGGGGGTGTAACTTACCAAGTTGGCAAGTTTGACAACACTGTCTCGACGTTCTGCAGTGTCTAAATAATTTTCACGAGTGTTTAGGTCTGTGCGGAAAGCCAACGACTGGCCCATAAATGCCATTACATCTAGTATGGCAATAAATTCCGATGATTCAATGTAGTCATTGAATGTTTCTGGATAGTACAATCGTACATAATCAACAAAACTCTTGCGCAGAGTTTCGAAGTCATAACTTTGGAAGTCAGCTTCGCGGTAAGTTTGATAGATTCGTTTCCAATCTTCAACTCCAAATACTGCGGTTTGTCTAGTAGTTTTTGCCATAATAATCCATCTTGTGAATTATTTATGGCGAAAATAAACCACCCAGTTTATGTTTATGAGTAGTTTGCTGTGGCAGTTTGTTGGTCAAAGTAGACGCTTAAAAATTCACTTGTTTGTCCCGGCACCATCATCAGTTCAATTTCAATCAATATACCATGCAGTTGCGGATACATGTTGGCGGATTGCAAATAAATCCGTGGATCTAAACTGGCTATTCTTTGTATTTCGGCCAGTATAGCACGTTCAGTATCTTGAGTTTGATTTTCAAATATGTAACTCCATATCATGGTTCCATAACCCGGGCGTCCAACCAGTTGCCCTTGTGTTATATTAAGTGCATTTAATAGATCACGCTTGACCAACTCAAAATCTACCAAGGTAAATTTCTTTGTTTGCCCTATTGTGTTAAAACCTCTGAATGTTGTCATAGTTGTATTTACTTGTATTTTAAGTTACAGCCACCGGAGGCAATCCTAATCTTGCTCTAACAATTGGATCGTTGCCTGTGTACGGTGGCGCATTGGGATCGCCCAATGAGTTAGCGCCAGCGTTCAATGCACCTGACAGTCCCGACAATCCGCCCAGCTCGCTGGGTATACTTCCATTCAGTAAACTCTTGGCCTTTTGCCCAGCAGCTTGCAATGCACCTGACAGTCCCGACAATCCGCCCAGCTCGCTGGGTATACTTCCATTCAGTAAACTCTTGGCCTTTTGCCCAGCAGCTTGCAATGCTGATGTGTCAACTGCTTGCGGACTGAACGTAGGAGTTGAAATTTTAGTACTGCCGACAAGTTTAGTAAATGCTGCATTTACAGTTGTTCTATCAATTGTTTTGCTGAACCCAGCAGCTGGTATAACGCCTGCAACCGCAGCTGGCAATTTAAAATCACTAAAATTAACAGCAAATTGTCCTTGCTTGGCTAAAGAATCCATTTGACTTTTTATTGAAGCAGAATTAATAGTTGGTATCTGACCTTTTGCCCACACTAATGCATTGTCAACGCCGAACTTGCTAGAAATTGCTAGTAATCCCCCAAGAGCAGCTATTCCTCGGTCTAGTGAGTTTGTCAGTCCTGACAAACTAGCAGTTGAAAGGCTGCTGATTGCTGTTTGCACAGAAGACAATTCACCTGTTGTAGCATTATATATTTGTCCGCTGGGCGCAACAGCATCAGTTCCAGGTGTTACAATTTCTCCGGTCTGAACTAGTTTAGTGTAGCTGTCTTTTATAATTCCAAGCTGAATTTTATCTTGTAGTTTGGAGTTAGTGAGCAAACAATCAAGTTTGATTACCCCGTCTTTACCGGTCCACACTGATGGACTTTTTAATAAATCAACAGCGTTGTTTGCTGTTGGTGCATACCTCGAAGCTGTGCCACATTTTATATGGCCGGATCCTTCAAGCTGGTCTATGTCAAACCCGTATTTGCCAACTCCCAAAGCAGGAGTAGCCAAATCGGCGGGTTGGCAAACACTTGCAGCAACTGCTGCCATTACTGCTTGTACTTGTGTTGCAGACAATGGACCAATCGGAGTTGTTACCACCGATGTTTCGACATACTCAGACACAGTAATACCGTTGTTGATCGGAACATCCGCAAGTGTTGGCAACGATGAAATTATAGTAACAGTTCCGGTAGGAGTAGCGTTTGCAACAGAAGAGCCGCTGACAAAGCCGTCGGTATAAATTGCCAACAACGGAATATCCGGAACGCCTGCTGTTCCTCTTGTCAACCGTGACTTTGCAAATTCAGTCACAGTTGTTTCTACTGATTGTAAACTGTCGCCCGACGACAGTCCAATAAACGCACCTGCTGCCAATTGCTCAAGGTAAACTCTTTCGGCTTCGACTGCTGTAGTGCCAGCAGGAGCTTCTAGTGTGAATAACTTTCCATTGGGAAGATTAAAACTAAACTTGGCCATATTATGTCACTGTTCCTTTAAATCCTGGTGGCAGCGGAGGAGTGTTTGGTGGAGTAGACGGTTGACCAGGCTCCATTGATATTTCTACACCGACACCTTGGTTATGGAACGGCCAAGGTTCGTGTGTTGGTGCTCTTGTAACAATACTTTCTAATCCAGTGGGAGAAACTTGCCAACCGGTTGCTTGATTAAATTCTGTGCTAGGCATTACTCGTTTTGGTAATTTCTTAGGCGGATTGACATTTTCAGCAGCGCCGCTGTTGAGATCAATACCTCCTGCACGAAGTACCATTTCGCCACCGGCATCCCATGATCCTTTGTTGCTGTACAACGCCAAGCTGCCGTCGGCACGAACAGCAATACGAGCTTTGCTGTACAACACAGTTTCGTCGGTACTGTACAATGTTATTTTTTTGTCAGATTCTATTGTTGTATTGCCTGCACTCTTCATATTGATCGATTTACCAGCAAACATGTTGATGTCTTCATCTGCATGAAGATTGATTGTTCCTTGTGTGCGAACGTTGACTGAGTTTGTGGCGTATACATCTAGCGTGCCTTCTTGTCCCAACTCCAACCAGGCCTGACCGTTGGCATGAATAATGTACAAAAAGTTGCCATCGTCGCTCATTGTGATTTGATGGCCACCGCTGGTACGAACACGCACAAGATTGTCTTTGCCATCAATATTTCCATCGTCCAGCACAATGCTGTGTCCACCGCGGCGTCCAATTACATTTACATCATTTGAACTGATGGAGTTGTCGTTAATACGTTTTTGAATGTCAGATTCAGACAGTCCACCGTTGTACACTGGGCGTCCGGGTGTGCTGATCCCAAACACTGCACTGGGACTTTCTCGCTGACTAGTTGAACTGATTGGGCCGCGTTGCGGATCTGTTAGTGTACCTTGCTGAAACATCTCAGCTGCCAAGAAACTGTGCACAGGTTTTGGCTGGTCAAAGTATTGTGGATTGTCGTTAATCTGCTTGTTGTTTGGATTGATTTCGGTAACTGGTAGTACCTTTGCACCGTTGTAATAGCTTTTTTGATCGCTATTTTGTAAATTAAATTTTGTACTCGCCCCAATGGCAGGAATCATATGCGTCATTCCTTGTTCGGGAATACAACCCATGTAATAGCCTAAGTTTGGATCACCTCCAGCAAAGAAACACAATACACTAACTCCGAGGTCCGGCGGTGTCATCCACATGCCATAGCTTTGTGGGTTTCCGTCCAAGTATCCGCCCACAGAATCAGTTGTTCCTTTTTTTCCTGGTTGAGGAGGAGTAGATCCGTAAAATGGAGAACAATAACTGACAGTACGCCACACTGTTGTATCGTCCGGATTGTTGCCGGCTAGTTGTTCAATAAACACTTCTAACCGGCCTTGCCTGGTGGGATCAACATTGTTTTTTACTACGCCAACAAATGGACCAAATATTGCAGACATGCCGCCGCGATCAAACTTGTAGTTGGATGCTACGCCTTTACTTCGTTGTATATTATCTGCCATTGTTTATCCTTAATCGTCTTTAGACATTAGCTGGTTATTGAAAATTTGTGCTTCTGGATCATCTGCGTTAACTGCCGAATTAACGTCTGAGGCAGCGGAAGGGCGCAGTCTAGGAGGTGGTGCAAACGACGGTGCAAACACTTGTGCTTCCGGATCATCTGCGTTGAACGCTGTGTTGACGTCGGGCTCACTGGGAGTAAACGGCAGAATAGAAGTTCCGCTGTTGTTAACCGATGGGCCAGTTTGTTCAGCCATTCCTGCAAATTCACTTGAATTGTTAAATGCCGATGTGGCGTCTTGATTGATTTTTAAAACGCTGGCATCTCTAATTTGTGTTGGTGTTTGCGCCGCTGGTCTATTCCCGGCGTTGGCTAACCTGGCTGTTTCAGCTGTTGACTCAGTGGGCGGTGATCCAGTGCCCACTGCTTTTATTTCCAGAAGCGGCAATTGTACTATTGAACCTAACAATTCTTGTTCAAACTTGCCATTGCTAAATGTGCTAGTTACAGAAGTGGCTTTGTAGGTGTAAATTGCTTGCGGATCTTGTCCAACATTGGGATTTGCAAGTCCGGTGCCATTCACATCATAATCAACTCCGGGATTCCATTGCAAATCAAAAATAATTTCTTGTGCGTCAAAATTTATTGACCCGTCGGGTTCAAAAGGATTAAAATTGAAATTCAAAGAGTCTATCCCGACAGCAGCTTCGCCTTGCTGCAACCACGCAGGATCTCCAATTATTCCTAAGCGAGTAATGCTGATGTCAGATGGACTATACAAGTAATCAGCGGCCGATGCGCCAATTGAGTTGGTCTTGCCTTCAGCACCTTGGCTGCTGCTGGCAGCAACTGCTGCTTGATACACATAAGCAGGACTTTCCCTGTGATTTGTTTTTGCTCGGAATAGACCCAAAGTGCTGGGAGTTGTAAATGTCACGTTGAACAAACTGTTGAATGCTTGTTCAAATCGTATTACTTGTGCGTTCTGGCCTGTGAACCAATATTTGTAACTTTTATGACGTCCGCGCAATCTTGCTTCTGGATAAAATTCACTATTCATATCATTGATGCCGTAAGCACTGATGACATATTTAATATTGTAGGCAAAATCGTTACGCCCAGAATCAAACGCAATTGGTATAGATTGAACTGAGATTTTATACCATGCCAGATCGCCCAATGGATTTTGTGGCTTTGTTTCTTGTGTGATTTCGTCAATTATTACATTTGCTTGGTCAGTAATGTAACTGCTGTTTTTTAATATTTCGTCTAATACTGCCACAATCGGCGTGCCGGCAACAATTTCAAATATTCTAACATCATAAGCAACTGAATTGCTTTTGGGATTAACTTTGTCAGATGGATTTTTAGACCGTTGCATTGGTGTCTTGGATTTGCTGGGTGTGCCGCCTTTGGCAACACGTGAGTCGCCAAGAATGGCAGGAGCAAACTCTATGCTGTAAATGTTGGCTATTTTGAATGGGCCAGCTTTGACCATCTCAGCTTCTTGATTGTTTAGTGCAGAAACAAGTCCAATTGCAACGTTTTTACTTACACTGGGCGCAGCATTTGCTTTGGGAGGTGTAGTGCTTTGTATATTGGCGTTGGCCTGGGCTGCGTTGCCTGTTCCATTTAATGGTCGTGCATTAGTTACCATATCATGCTCCTCCTATATAAGGATCGTCAGAGTCCAGCAGTTGATCGTCTGCTATAGGAGCTTTGTAAGTTGTAGATCGAGGGTCTGTTGATGCATTTAATCTGGAAGTTTTTCTACCGTCGCTGGGCGATACTTCTGACAGCACTACACCATTGGTTAATAAGTCTTTTACTGTTGCACCAGATATTTTAACTGATGATTTCACTACACCCAAGTTGGAGCCAAACCCCACTAGATAAGAAATTGGAATTCCCTTGACTGTGTATTCAACCAACTTGTTGGCAACTGTAAAAGTGATATTGTTAAGGCCAAAAGGTATAATTTTTTCAACTACCACACCGTTGTTTCCGGCTTGCACAAGTTTTCCTTCGTTGTTGTAGCCATAAAATCTAATAACCAATGCATAAGCTGCTGCACGATAGGGAATTCTATTTGTCGGGTCCTGGTCTTTGTATTGGTCAGTGACTGCTTTCAACAAACTGTCGATCAATGTTATGTTGGCAGGTTCTGTCACAGTGAATTCTAGAGAAGCTGAATTATGTGCTTTGTTGCTGCCTTTTCCGGTGATTACACTTTGTATTTTTAAATTGTCAAGATAAAAGTCATTTTTAAAAAACGGACTACGACCCACAATGTTGTTTTTTATGTCGCCAAAATCAGCAGCTGAACCACCGCTTTGTATCAGCAAACTGTAGTTGCTTAATACGGGCTTGTGACTTTTTTGCATTTCTGCATATGCATCGGGCTTTAACAAATACCAACCAATGTTGTATGTGTAACTGGCATATTGGTCCAGCACGTTTGGCTGTGGTGCAAATGGTTTTTTGCTGAACGAATTGATAATTCTTGTTGTGTTGGCTGCTGTTGCTCCGTCCTCGCCTGTTGCGCCTGCTCCTGCTGGCCCTGCGGCCTCGCCTGGCCTGATGTATTCACTTTGCTGATTGCCAGAATTGACTGTGTACTCGCCAGCAGAATTGTTTAATTCTTCTTTGTTGGCAGAAATGTATTCCTTCATCACGCTGTTGGCATCAGGAGATACACTTTGTGTGTCTGTTAATTTTTTTACAGGAGGGTTGATTCCGGTTTCTGTTTCGCCTGCCAACGCAGCCGCTTGTTGAGTGTTGAGCCGTTCGTTGACATTGGCAAGCGGCAACGAAGGCGCTTGAGACGTGCCGGCCAGACTGCTAGTAACTTCTGACTGAGCAGTTGACGTGCTACTGGTGCTTAGTAACACTTCAATTTCGGTTACTACTGCTGCTAACCGTATATTAAGTTGCTGAATTTCCTGGGTTGCTGTTGCATTTCCGGCTTGCGACTGTTGTGCTAATGCTGCTCGCCGACTCAACAGTTGCTGTCGTTCTGCTTCTAAACTGTTAATATCTGCCATTGATTAAAACCCCAGCACTGATCTCAGTGTGCTCAATTTAGGAATATAGATATTGGTATTCATTACAAAATCCAATGGTGGCTTGGTCAATGTGTTTGGGTTGCGTTGATAAAATACCCACCATAGTGCACCATTTTGGTACAAGTCAAACGCCAATAGGTCTGGACGATATTGATAAGTTTGATTGATAACAAACAACAAATCATCACTTTGCTTGGGTATTGGTCTGTTGACCATTGTATCCAAAAAGAATTGACTGTAGCCAGTATTTGCGTATGGACTGGTTGCATTGTATGTTGCCATTACCACATGCCTCCTTTGAGCAAGTCACCATTGGCGTACTGTCGTACGCTGAATCGTTGACTTTGTGCCTGACGACTCACAACCGGCAACAGTGTTATGTTGATATTCATTTTTGTTGGCACATATGTTGGGATAGTGTTTGATCCCAGTGTTGCAGGTGCAGGTGGTTTGTTTTCACCACCTGCCGGCATTGATTGTCCATTGAACAATTTTGAACTTGCCAATCTGTTGATTGCTCCACCAACAAACCCACCTAGTACGCCGCCGCCCCAGCTTGTGCCGGGCCCAGTTGAGTTGTTTGATTGGCGTTGTTGCAGCATGCTGCTGTTATTTACGTTGGGGCTGTATGCACGGACATAATCTACGTCGGCTGGCAAATCATATGTGAATGATGTCACAACACAAGGATGTTCATTGAATTGGAACTCTCCAAGACCGGTCAAGTAAACCAACGGTGGTGGCGATCCTCTTTGCGGATCTTGGCCATAGAACATTTTGGTCACACTTTTAAAAAAGTGTATCACTGCCAGTAAATATTCAGCTTCGGCTGTACTCTGTGCAGTAAACGGACAACTTATTATCACTGGCTCAACAGAACTACCTTGATAAAAATATCCTTTGTAGTTTGAATGTGTGATGTCCACCGCAGAGTAATTGGCTTTGTAACTTGTGTTGATTGTGGGAGTGTACGGAAACAGCACACCGTCTGTTGCCGACAATGGAGATAAAATTCCCGAGTTGGGCGCTTTGTACAAATAATCAGCCAACGGCGCCAAACGCAGTTTAACACGCCAGTCAGCATTGTTTCTGTTGCTGCGCTGATTGGCAATTGTATTTTGTGCTCTGGCTTTATCCAATGTTGCGGCTTGTTCTGCGGCTTGTTCTGCGGTGAGGGCGGCCTGAGCAGTAGCAGCCGACGCTTCGTCAAATGCTGCTGCGGCTTCCAATCTAGATTGCTCGTATGGATCTATGCCGCTTTGATCCAACACTACTTCAGTCACTGCGTTGCTGCCTGCAAGCGACGGCAATGTGACCAATGGAGAAAGATCAAAATCACCAAAGTTGTCATCAGTAATGCCGGCTGCAAGCCTGGCCGCTGTCGGCGAAAGTCCCTGTGCAATAGCTTGATTGTATGCGTTGATTATTTCTTGGTTAGTTGGCATTGGTAATATTACCCTCGTAGCATATATTTAGTGGAAAAATAAACTGGGTGTTTAATGATCTGGTTGACAAGTACATAATCTGTGTTACAATAAATATATTATTAGGAGAAACTGCCTGTGGCAACAAAACGTACCATATCCACCTTGGATCCCACACAATCAATAGCAGCTACGCCGCCTGCACCAAAAGTAAATTATCTAAACAACAGAGATATTTTAAAAGAGATTCATGCTAGTAAAAACACATATTGCTACTACATCAATCCCGAAACTGACAGTCAATACGACATCATTTTGCCCAGTCTGGACAAGATCAACCAACGCACTGTGGCAGAAGCACGCCGTAATCGTGCTGACCGTCTCAAGCGGCTGGGCACCATTGTTGATCCGTTGAAGATTCCCAATACTGATTTGGTTTTTCGTATCAGCTGCTGGGATCATATTCCAATGGCAGAGAAAAAAATTCCTAAGTCTGCACAAAAGAAAAAACAAAAACTAGAAGATCTTTTGGAATTTGTCGAAGATGAACCAGTTGATGATTCACTTGACGAAATATCGGACAAAGGATTTATCAATCCTGTTCGTCAGCGTTTGAATTTTCCTCCGTTTGAACATTTTCGTATTGACGCAAACAAAGAAAAGTACATTGTGGGACGCAGCCATTGGAAAGGTAATCTTGAAACCGGAGAGTTCAGCAAGGATCACGGCGACATGACACGCAAACTGGCACACATGTTTATGAAACTGTGTGAACGCTATGCTACTCGTAGCAACTGGCGTGGTTACACCTACAACGAAGAAATGCGGGGACAAGCATTGCTACAGTTGAGCCAAATTGGTTTGCAGTTTGACGAATCAAAAAGCCAAAACCCATTTGCTTACTACACAGCAGCCATCACCAATTCGTTTACACGTATTTTGAACTTGGAAAAGAAAAACCAAAACATTCGCGATGACATTTTGGAGATCAATGGTCTAAGCCCAAGTTGGACTAGACAAAATCTTGGCAAAGCCACCATGGCTCAATTGAGTGGTCCTGTTACCATCACCACATGTTTGACCTCGTCTAATTAATGATTAAAACAACAATTCCTATATTATTCAGTGGTGGCAGTTATGGAACTTATCTCGAATGGGTATTGACTACGCTAACCACTGACTTAGAAATTGTTGCACCGTTTACCAGTGTGGGCAATAGTCATAAATTTAAAGGCAATCATCTTGTTAACATGAATGGATGGCACACTTACGTAAAAAACAACAACCCACTTAAATTTGTAAGATTTCATCCCAAAACATCTAAGAACGAATCTATAACAGACAATTTTGATTGTATTTTTAACTTGGTGAACAAAGCTGTATATTTGTATCCTGACCCAAAATCCGAATTATTGGTTATTAATAACTGGTTTACAAAGATTTGGAAAAATTGGTGGTTAAGCCAGCAGCTCAGCAAAGAAATTGATCCTACGTTAATCTACAATAATTGGCCTGTTTTTCATAACTCTAATTTAGATGACCTGTCACCGTGGATCAAAAGAGAATTTTTAAGTTTTTACCTTATGCCAGCATGGCACGATCAAGTTGAATATTACAACCCAGCAATCTTGCAAAATTATAATAATAATTGTTTGATTATAGATGTCACAAACTTGCTTTATAATTTTGAGTCCACGTTAAAAAATATACAAAACTTTTTCAATTTGACCTATATCAAATCTATTTCAGAAATTATGCCCTTGCATGCTGCAATGTTAAGTATACAAAGCCATCTTGACCAAGATATAATCTGTAATCAAATTATCAATAAAACTATCGAAGGTAGCAATTTTGATTGGCAACCGTTGCCCTTGCCCAGCGAAGGGTGGATTCAATGGCAGTTGAGAAATTTAAAGTATGAAATAGAATGTAATGAGCTTGACATATTCCCCACTAATAGTATACAATTGAAAAAACTACTTTACAAAACATGAATCTATTTAAAAAAGCCGCAGTCTT